TGACTGATTAATTTTACTTTCATTACAATCCTTAATTTAGTTGCTACTATTTATTTAAATTTGTGCTGTTTCACATGCATTGCGGATTTCAGTAACCTCTGCAGGATTCTTTGTAAACACTTTAAGCCAAAACTGAGAATCTATAATGTGTTGTATCATTTTAATTTGCTCATCGCTTAATCGTGTTAACACTTCGGAGCCAGTCTCACTAAGATACAATACCCAAGGACTTACTTTGCCTGATCTAATATCATATACAAATCTTGCAGGACTAACTACAGTAAAATATTCTTGCCAATCGCATTCATGTTCTTCGGACCATTTAGCAAAATGTATAATACTTCTTTCCAGCCCTTTCATGCCAGGCTCTTTTTTAACATACTCTAATAACCAATCATCGTAAACAGCATCCTTACTCCAGTCTGCTAACTTTTTACCATTCTTGATTAGCCATTCTGCAAATGTGTTAGGTGACAAGTATTCATTGCGAATACAACTTCTACCAAACTTGGTAAAGCCTTCATAATATTGACTGCGAATAAAGTCTTCCATGCTTTTTGGTTTGCTTTGTGCTGTGTTTAATTCATAGAACATCTGGAATACACGATAGCCTAATCGTACATGTGTCATATCTTTGTCTGCCCAACGCCTTTTGCGTGGACACATATGAGCGGCTAAAGTTCTGTCGCTACGAAATCCTTTTTCGCACCATTTACATACAGAATCACTTGCCGAAGATGTCTTTGATTGTTTTGTCATCGTATCCATAGTCTTTTGCTAAGTCTTTTAATTCTTGTTTTGTGTTCATGCTCAATACCATTTCTATTTCATCTGCTTTTAGATGTGGTAATAAGTCTGCTATAAATTGCTGAGACTTGTTTTTCTTTTTCTTTTGTGTAGGTGGTTTAATATACGGATGGAATTCTACTTTGCCTGAACCACATGCACTTAATAACAGCCATTGTAATTCTGGATGTTTGTTAATTGAATAAAAGTCTTGATTAAACAACTCATTAACCATAAAGATATACTGTGGTGCATTCTTACCTTGTACACTACTTGCATATCTCAACATCATCCACAGCCCTAAAGACTTACGTTGTTCAATAGTTAAGTTATTATAAAAATTCTTGTCCCTTTTATCAATTGCATGTAGTACTGTTTTAAGTGGTAGTTTAGGCTCCTTTGCCATTACATTAAATCTCCAACCTCAATATTACAAATTTTGTTTTGCTCTTTTACAAAGTATGCACACCGAGGCTTATCTTTGCTTTCCAAAGGAACAGCCAACATGTGACCGTGCTTTAGTTTAGGGAAGAACCATTTTACGTCTTGATAGATGTTTGTGATAGTTATATCATAACAGTCTGGTATCTTAGTGCTTAGTGGATTAGTTGCTAATGCTTTAAATCCTCTGTTGTTCAAACTTGTCAACGGAATAACTTCTACTCCACCGTAGTCATCATCACAAATTAATATGCTCCAATCCATTGGCATCTGTATAGACGAATTTCCTATTTGCAAACATATTGCAGGAGCATGAAAACTCTCTAAAAATATCAATGGCAGGAAGTAAAAGTCTATCTCATCTTTGTCTGATGCATCAAGAACACAATATCGCATGTCCTCAACTTCATCGGGAACCGTATTGAGATCAAATGGCTCGTTTTCAATTGTTAATATTTTCATAGTTTTCCTTATTTGTATTCAACTTTCGTCATAGTGTGTCTGAATTCTTTTTCTTTGTAAAACACTTTACGTTTAGTTAAATGTCTCTTACTATACTTTAGATTGCTTGTTATGTCAATCACATTTACATAATCTTTATCCTCTGCTTTACGAATACCTCTACCGATACTCTGTATAACACGAACAAAACTTTTACCTGGTTCCAACATAATCAAATTAAATATTCGAGGTATGTTGATACCTACTGCCGCTACACCATATGTAGCAACAATAACTTTGCCTTCTGCTTCTTTTACTTCGTCGTAATTTTCTTTTCTTTCTGATGCCTTCATTTGACCTGATATAAACACCCAGTCTGGATTCTGTTCAATTAATAACTTGCCTGTAGCAATTCTATCAACAAGTATTAATGTGTTACCTGAATCTTTTACACCATTAACCATGTCACTCATAAACTGTATTCTTTCAGGGTTTGTTGTGATCCATTTTAGTTCCTGTGCGTAATTACTAAAGCCGACATGTGTATCAACTAGTTGTAATATGTTTACTTCTAAGTTAGCAAGTACGCCTCTCTCTTGTAATTCTCTAGCACTTAGTTGACCTATAATTGGACCAATTGTGCTAGTACATGCTACTTTTTCATGTTCATCTTTGGGTATAGTTCCTGTTAGTCCCCAACGTACAGGCACATTAGAAAATACACTACTTAATAATTGCTTTAGTACATCTGCTTTTGCTTTGTGTACTTCGTCGACCATTATACATACAACACCATCTATAAATGCGTGTATATCAAAATCTATTGCTTCTTTGGCCTTAGACTTTTTATGTAATATTTCTAAACTTTGCCAAGTACAAATAGTGTGCGTTTTATTGTATTCTTTTCTGTCCCCATAGAAAACACCAACGTCTAGTCCTAAATGCTTGTAGTCCGCTTCTGTTTGCGTTACAAGGTCCTTATTAGGCACTATCACTATTGTTCTACCATACTTCTCGCATTGATGACTTAGTGCGGCAGTTATTAATGTTTTACCAGCACCTGTGGCAATTTCTTGTAAGCATTGTGGTGTTTCTAAAAACTTGTTAATTATTTCTACCTGGTAGTCTCTGAGTATAATAGGCAAGCCTTCTGCTGGATGCCCTTTAGGCCAACTATGCTCTTCATAAGCATCTTGCTCTATTTTATCAAATGCTAGATCCCAATGCTGTCGCTTATCGTCTACGACTACATCGTAACCTAATTCTGCTACTACTGGTATAAGTTTATCAAGCAAGTTTAAATAACTTCTTCCACCTATGTCGCAAAATCTCACACATCCGTCCCATCTACCTAGTTTATAAGCAGGCATGTGAAAAGCATACGGTAAAAAATATTTACAGGTATCAGATAGTTTGCGTCTTGTAGCAACATCTAAGTCGTGAAACTTGATGTTTACTTCGTCTCTAATCTCTAAACGTGTAGTTCTTGTCATATTATGTATTATACATTAAATCTATGTTTTGTCAATCTGTTTTAACATATTA